CTACGTTATTTGAGCCTACAGGATAATTACCATCTAGTTTGATTGTGCCACCATCTATGCTGACGTTACCAGCAACAGTTAGGCTAGATAAAGTTCCAAGAGAGCCACTAACATTTAATGTAGCACCACTAGCTATAGTAATCGTATCTCCATTATCACCGATAGTTAGAGTTGTGCCTGACTGTGGTATGACCTTATCGACTTCTACTTGACTCATTATAATATTACCAATGTTCCTGTTATGGTTTGTGTACCTGTAATGGTTACAGGGCCTGCGAGTACTCCTGAATCTAAAGTTTGATCTTGATCCAAAGTTGATGCATGAGTGACCACGAATCCTGTTGCGTCCATGACGGGAGAAATAGTTTTTTTAGCTGGCAATGTACAAAACACTGTTTTTCCACCTGAACTAAAATTGACTAATGCGTCTGAATTAGAAGAAGTAATAACAGTGTCTCTAGATAACGTATCAGGTGATCCAGATGTAACTGTGCCTACACCAACTTCCCATTCATTGGTTCCGTCATTAGAAATTGCATAATAGGTTGTATTAGCATTTCCAACTCCAGCTACAAAAGTTTCAAAACCAGTTTCAGCGCCAGCCAGGGAAAAAGTTCCTGTGCCAACAGTAATGCTAGTTTCTTTAACTCTATCGTTAATTACTAAAGCCATTTATTACTCCAAATTGTATTACGCGTCGCCAAGTCTAATGATTGCAGTAGTAGAAGTTGGGCTAGGAAACTGAATAACGAAATCTCCGTTCGTTGCAGTTTTTGATCCGCCAAAATCTAATACCAATACAGCTTCATTAGAAGTGTCTTTATAAATCAGAGCTCCTACAGCAGTTAATGTTACAGATGTAAAAGTTGTATCTGCAAAATCAACGTATGCAACATTACTTGATATTGCTACACCATTATTAGTTAAAGTATTACCACCTGCAGTATAGTTTGTACCAGCCGAAGAAACTTCGTTAGTAGTTGTATAAGCAGTTGTTGCGGTACTAAAACTAGCTAGTGATGTATAAAGTGCTAATTTGAAAGTGGATCCACCAGAATCAAAATCAAACACTGCACCAAGTAGGTCTGTTTTAAAAGAGTCAGGTACTATATTTGCCATTTATTTTTTCTCCTTAATTATTTTTTAACATAGCTTGATGGTGATTTGGAAATTAATTGAGCACGAATAACACCATCATTGTATTCGTCTCTGCGTCTTCGGCCAATTTGTTCAACCGCGTACGATTCAATTGCTTTTTGATAAGCCTGTTCATAGTATTGTAACATATCTGCAGGACCTTTCAAGTATGCATATGTGTTTACCAGACATGCATACAAAAGTAAATCTTGATATTTATTAGACAAATAACTACCTGTAGTGCTAGTACTATCTACTGTAGAAGTAATACTGATAGGCTGTTTGTTATATGCTAATGTGATTAAATATTGTTGATCTGGAGTAGGAGCTACTAACCAATAGTTAGCGTCCCAGTTTGCGTAATATTTAGGTATACCTGAAGAAGTTGCCGGAGAATCATAATATTCAGCAATAAAAGAAGTATCTCTTTGTTCTAAATAAGTTTGTTTTCCATTGGCATCTGTTAATTGAACATAACGAATAAATCTTAAATCAGAAGGAATAGTCACATATCTATTTGCAACTGCTAAATTGGAAGTAGCATAAAAACGATCATCATCTGAATCTATATCTCTATAAATTCTGTTTTCTGCATTTTGAATAATTGTATTCAATATAGAATCACTTAAAACAGAACTACTTACTTCTGTATAATTTCTAATATCTGTTTGTAAATTTAATAATGTATATGCCATACTATACTCCCTGTAAGGTTACTGGACCAACGGAACAACTAGATCCTCCGCCTTTAACATTTCCAGTTGTAGCATTACTAACACTAGTTATAAAGAAATAATTTTCAGGACTTGTTAAATTACCAGGAGCATTAATAACGCTTCCGTCTGATTGTTTTTGTCCTACTGTAATTGTAAAACCATTTACATTATTTAAATCACTTACATTATCAAATGTTGGTATGTTTGCAAATTGTTGTAAATTAGGAGTACTTGCTCCTCCTGCTCCAGGAGTTATTACTTGTGCAGGGCCTCTAAATCTAACTATATCACCTGTGGATCTTTGATGATCTTGTGAAAAAACATTTATATAAGTAACTCCACCAGCAATAACACTAGTAAAAGGATTATCATTTAATAAAATTAATTGTGGTGTGTCTTTTTGTTGTACTCTTGGATTATACAAAGCTTGTGGATCGCTACCGACTGGTTTTGGTTCTAATTGAGGTTGTTTTGCTTCATATTCTGAAACATGAACTAAAAATCCATTCCATTCTCTAACCATTTCTTTATAAGGAAATCTCATTCCAGATCTATCCGAAATAGCATAAGCATGTTTTCCTTTAGCATAAACACCCATAATTATAATACCCCATCTCCATAAAATGTTTGTGGTGAAATAAAAGTAGATGTACCTTGATTATCTGCATCTAGTGCTCTTAACATTTCACTTTCATAAATTCTTTCTAATTCAATTGTTCTTTCAGGAGAAAATTTCATACTTAAATAATAAGCAAGTCCAGACATCATACATGGATAAAAACGATTAACTACATCCGATGAATTCATATAATTGCCTGCATCTTGTATTCTTGCCACATAGTAAAAACAAAATTGATAACTGGATGGTGTAGAAGTACTTGAAACACTAGCACTTGGAGTTGCATATAAAAATATACTAGGACTTTTTTTTCTATCTACATAATATTGAGAAGGTGTTCCTTGTGTTAATTTATTAGGAGTAGCACTATAAGTAGATCTATCAATTTTAGTAAGTGAAATATCTTGTGGATTACTTGGGTCTGAATTATTTCTATAAAAAGCTTCTAATACTTCATTTACATCACTAGGAAAATTAATAGTATCACCTGCATAACTATATTCAGCTTGTCCTAACACTAATGGTATTTTAGCTAATTTTACTTTCCATAAATGAATTCCCCTATTTCCCCATTCTTGAAACATAATGTTAAGAGATCTTCTTGCACTTCTTAATTCATAACCTGTTCGCGTTCCACCCAAACCAGCTCTTTCATAAGCTTCATCTATAATCTCATCTATTTCTGGATCAAAATCAGTTGCTCCTGAAGTAGGTGCAATAGTTTGTGCTTGGTTACCCATACCTGCTAATGTAGAAGCGTAATAGAATAATACCGGAGCGCTGATATTTTGTACTGGAGCAATTGTAATTTGTGTGTAAGCTCCTGAACTTCCAGGGGTTCCTACTTTTACTACTCCTGTAGTATATTCAACTCCGCCTGCAATATTAGTTCCGTCTTTAGTTGCAGAAAATAAAAATTGATATCCTGTATTACTAGAATCGGACTGATCAAATATATAAGTCTGTCCCTCATTCAAAGGTAATTCAGGACTAACTTTACCATTAATGTAAAATTTATTTCCTGTACCAAAAGAATTAGTTCCCGTTGAAACGGTGACTGTATAATTGATAGTCGCCATGACTTATTAATTTCCTGCTGTTAAACCTGGTGCAGAATATTTATCTGTCAATAATGTATAAGCAGCAATATTAGTTTTTGTTTTACAATAAATTCCTTGTGGGAAAACAATTCCATCTTCTGGAAAAGATATATTGATAACATCTCCATCCGGCACATCACCAATAAATAAAGTTGTTCCAGTATTGGAAGTAGTTGTTAATTCTAACAAACCTGCTCCTAATCCATTAGAAGCAATAATTATTCCTCTTAAACGAATTGGTTGTGCAATAATGGCAGTTACTCCTGCTGCAGCATCTGATCTAGTTGCTTGTATATCGCTTTTAAAACTCATTTTAATCTCCTAAATTTTATGTGGGCTCGAAAGCCCACATTAATTAATTATTATACTACAGCAATACCAGTAGTAACGTCGATAAAGTCAGATCCGTTATAGAAACAAAGTGATCCAGTAACTCCTGAACCCGTTGCGTCTGAAACGTAGATAACTAAACCAGTTGCTGGTGAACTGATCGCCGCTGCTTCTACTAAAGTGTATGAAGGTGCAATGAAACCATTGTCTGATTTTACTGGACCTGAAAAAGTTGTTTGTGCCATTTTTATATTCTCCTAGTTATATGATACAGTCTCTAGGCCGTCGACTATATGCGTCTGTATCAAAGTTTATATATAGTGAAGGTAATATAGCTTAATTTTTAGAATAGTGCAAGGTATCCTTATATGAACTTGCTAATTTCAATGATGTAGCTTTTTACTATTAAGTAGCTACAGAAACTTCTGGAGCAGTGTTGAAAATAGTAGCATCTCTTTGTGCTATTCTACTTTCCTCGGATTTGATTTCAAAGATAATTTCTTTGATTTTATTATCTATTTGAACCATATCCAGAGTATACTTGCCATTATCAAGATACTCTTGTT